CTATATTCAATGGCATAACCTTTTAAATCTTCTTTAATTTTAGCCATGGTTTTATCATAACCCGCACTTGCTTGTTGATGTAAAGCCTGAACCTTTTCTTTATATTGTGGATCTTGCGAGTCTAGCATTGAAATTGCTTCTTGAACTTGTGCATTAAGTTTTTCTTGTGTTGCTTGTCCAATTGTCTCAACATCATGTAAAATTAAGCCCGTAATTTCCATTAATTCATTAATAGAAAGTTTTTCAACAGCTAACTCAGCTAATAGTCTCAATGTATCTCTGATAGTAAACTCAACCTCTTTTTGTAGCGGTTGGATTCGACTAATTGCAAAATTACCCTTAAGTTGTTGAGCCGTTGCCGTTTCAGAAGCTATTGAATAACCCCTAACAATATCGCTTAATCCTGTAATTTCTTGAATATCGTTTTTTAAAGCAAGTTTTTCTTGTCTTAGAACTGTGATAGTGTTAGCAATTTCAGTTAATGGCTTAAATACAATAAGTTTTCTAGCGTCATCAATATTGGAATTTGTTTTAAGTGGTTTAAATTCGCCATCATCACCATTCATTATATTTTCAACATCGCTTTGTTCAGCAAATGAAGTATAAGCGCCAGTAAATTTAGCCTGTTTAATTAAGCTTGCAATTCTATCATGAACATCGCTTAAATCATTGGCTAAATGTTTATATTTGCCATAAAGCGGGCAAGGTAATAATCTTTTTGATTCATTAAGACCCATCGGCATAGGTATTGGAAAGAAATTCTTTAAATTATATCCATCTTTTTCAGTTTTTAAAACAGAACCATCGCCTGCAAAGGTAATGTCATGGCAAATTTTATTTTCTTTGTCCCAAATTTCCCAGACTTCACAAAGTTTATATAAATCTTCGGTTTCTTCTCCAAGATATTCATATTTTTTGTTAGTCATCGGAACTGTTTTGCCTTTCTTGCCAAAATATTCAATTAACTCCCTTCGAGAGTAATATTTTTTAAAAGCAATCCAACGCAATTTGTCCCACTCTTTTTCAGTTGATTTAAGAAAATCTTGATAATCAACAAATTCTATTTTAAATGATTTTTTTGACTCATCAACATCATAAATTGATTCTTCTTCCATGTCAGAGTTTTCTCCTTCCGCCATATCTTCAGAAGTATTTTTAGTTGATGATTCATCTTCATTATAATCATCTTCATCTTTGTTTTTATCTTTAACTTCTGGCTTTTCTTTTTTCTTTTTAATTTTAATTTCAATTGGCTCAGGTGGAACAAACACAATGCGGGGAATGCCAATGCCTTGGACTAAAAAAGTATCTCGAATTTTTTCAATTTGATTTTCAGCATCAGATTCTTTTAATAGATAAGTCAATAATCTTTCAATTAGTTCGCTTCCAATTCTAGCAATCTCGTTGTTGTTGTAATTTGCTTGAGTTATGTTAATTTTTGGAAGCTTACTAAAAAGAAGTGGGCGTAAAACCTGCGTATTGCTCCAAAAGATTGGGAATTGATTATTAATTTCAGCTTTTGTTTGTTCAGACTCTTCGGACTCATAAATTTCTTGGTACTTCTTGGCTGTTTCTTTGGTTTTTTCGTGATATTTTTTAGCATTGTCAATTTCACGCTTCCAAATTTCGACTAGAGCCCGTTCGCCTTTTGCTGTAGTTAATTCGTCTTGTGTTTCGATTTGGTTCATGCTCATATTTTTTATAATATTTATTTATTTTTATTTGTCAATAGTAGATTTTCCTTCTTTATGTCATCAATTAATCTTTGTACTTGAAGTTGATAATCCATTGATTCTTGCATTGTCATTGGTTTTTTAATCTCCACAACAACAGGTCTTGTCATGCATAAATATCTTAAAGTGTCAACGGCGTGGTCTTCCATCTCAGTGTTTAAATCTTCGGGTTTACTTTTATCATATTGCATCAACGGCAATGTTCTAAGTAAATTACGGCAATTCTTAGTAATGTATAATAAAGGCTTTCCATCTTCATTATCAGATAATCTTGCTCTTATTTGTTGCCAACCAGCAACCCTTTTATTATCAGCAGGAAGCCAACCAATATTTTGAGCTTCAAACTGATTCGCTATTGTTTGCCCAGAAGAAACATCGAATATTGCGGGGTCAGCTCTCATATCATCCATTTTTTCGCCCATTTGTAATTCTTTTATTGTTTTAGCAATCTCAGCACTTCCCATTTTTAAGCCTTCATTTGCCTTACCTGTGCAACCGTAAAACTCACGATAAATAATAATCGCACCACGGGGAAAGGAACGCTTAACGCCTCCACAATCAACAAGTGAGCCATCACTAACGGCACCCCAAAGAACACAAAAGGGTTTAGAATAGCCCCAATCGAAAGCACGGATTTTAAACCAATCATGAGGAATATTTACATAATCTAATACATGTTTTGAAGCATCAAATGTATCGAAATAAGCCCCCTCAATAGCGTCCCAATCACCTTCTAACATTGCTTTTGCTAACGCTCCACCAAGTCCTAAAAGTTTCTCAGCATATAAAGGGTCATTTTCTGTCATTGTTGGATTGTCTGAGAGCTTGGCAGGTATGAATTGCCGAAGCATTCCGCCATCTTCTTTTGGCATTCTGTAAAGCTTAATTGGCTCTTTATTTTCAATGAAATAAGATTTAACAAATTCGTGACCAACTCCCCCGGGATTACTAGAAGCGATAATTTTAGGCAATGTTTGTTTAAGACTATCAGGAATTTTTAACCCGCCCAACCTTACACGACTTCTAAGAAATTTATAAATATGTTCGCTAAAAGTTGTAAGCTCATCTATTAGAAGCAAGTTAATCTCAACCCCTAAATACTTCAAGACATCTTTATCATATTGACAATGGCAAAGATTGATTTTCGAGCCATTTTTGAAGATAATTTGCGCGGTGCTTGCATTTATTCGACAAAAACCAGAATCGATATATTCACTCAATAAGCTAGTAAACCCGCTCGAGCCGTCTAAATGATTCTTTTTAAGATCTTCAGACAATCGACGAAACAAGTAAATTTGAATATTTGAGACACTGAGAGCGTAAAAGATTGCAATAATTCTCATTGCGTGAGATTTACCCCCTCCAGCCGCTCCGCCGTAGAGGATTTCGGTTGCTGTAGATGTAAAGCAATCAGATTGTCTTTTGTGAAGTGATACTTCCAAGATTATTTATTAGTTAGAGTTATATTAAACGCAACGGGTTCAACTCGTTCTAAGTCGTTAGTTTTATAATTTAAATCAAATTCTTTGCGATTCTTTACTTTTGCGATATATGTTGAGAATTGTGATAATTCGCACTTCTTTCTAACGCTTGCGTTAGTGTCATCAGCGTCTATTGATTCAAGATATTCTTTAGCTTCGTCAATTATTTTATAAGATGCTATTTGTAAAGCAACCTCTTTTTTTTCGCGTATCTCATTTTGATTAAGAAAGAAGCATAGATTAGCTACATTAATATTAAATTCTTTAGCAAGAGTAGCATAACTAACATTCTTACTAATTTGATTTAATACATATTCTAGATTATTCGATAATAATTCAAATGAGTCAGATTTAGATAATTCCTTTTTTTTTATTTCTTTTAAATCATGCATTTTTTTACAAATTAGATAACGCGCGCGTGTGATATTTAGAGTGAGATAAAACTTTTAATCATTATCAATATCAAATTGAATCTCAATTTATCATTAATCATTCTTTTTAAATCAATAATAAATCTTATCTCTCTAACAATTATTTTTAAATTAATTATGCAAACTTCTTTTGTCAATAGATTTCTTGTAATAGATTATGTAAACTTAATTTATAGCTAATACTAGCAAATGCTAATTTTACTAAACTTAAAGAAAAAAAAGTAAGCAAAAAAAAGAAACATTATACACAATTAGGAAAGAGCTTTTTATTTTTTCTTTTGTTTAACTAAACTATTTTTGTTTAGTTTATTTATTTTGTTTTTGTTTTTTTGTATCCTATCACATAATCTCACTTTGTCAATTTATTTTTTCTCTTTACTC